CGTGTAGGCCGCCCAAGGGAACGGCGATCTGCTCAAGCTCCTCGCGGTCCTTGTCCAGCGCCATCACGCCCTTGTTGCTGCGCGTGGCTGTGAATAGCTTGATACGGGAGAACAGGTTTGAGCCGTCGTCACCGCCGGTAAGCACCTGGTCCATCGCTGTCTTGAGAACCACGATAGAAAAGTTGTTGATGAGGTCAGAAACGCTCTGCCGAGTACGCAGCCAATTATTGACGTAAGGCTCCGCAAGTTGCGATAAGCTCATGCCGGAGAAGTTGAACGCGGGCTTGAAGATGTCGGGAACTTCGCGGGTGACGGTCACGATTACCCGCGATGCGTCCCAATGCTCACCCATTACCCACCAGCTATCCGGCCTGTAGAAGTTCGGGCTGGAGGGCGTAAGGGAGTTGTACATCAGCGGCGTTGTCCAGATCGGATCGACGTTCTTAAATCCAATCAGGCTGTCTTTCTTGACTGTGCGCGAGTCGATAATGAGCGGCGTCTTTAGGTCTGCCCCTTTGATGTTGATGAGAATCTGGCCGGTTCCGTAGAACGCATCATGTTCAGCAGCCTTGCGGATAATGCCCTGAATTCCCAACGCCGTAAACGCTTGCTCAATCTCGGTAATCTTCGTCTTGGTCGATTCATCCTCGGTATCTGTGCTGTTGAATTTAATCCACTTGCGCGTCAATTCAGTAGCCAGCGCGGTAGCCATGTTGCGGTATTCCGAGCGTAGCGCCAAGAGCATCAGGTATGGATAGCCGGGGAATCCTTCGATATTGCTGTACGCATAGAGTTGGGAGCCGAACTGAGGCCCAGCGTCCATTGCCAGCCGCGCACACTCGTAGGCTGGTTCTGAGTCCATTGCCACCTGAGCTATTGTTCCACTTGGAACAACGCCTGCCGGTATTACAGGGATGCGGATAGGGTAGTGGACGCGCTCGACTGGCTCCTCAAGAGCTAACCGAACCGCCGATGGGCTGATTCGCTGCGTTGCAAGTTCGTTACTCTTACGTTTCCTCTCGCGGAAACGGCGGACACGATCACGGCTGCTTGACGGCTGCTCGGTAGGCTTTTCGTTTTCCATTAAAGGCTCACTCCAAAACGATTATGCACCAATTCTCTCATTTCGTCACGCAGGTAGTATCCCTCAGCGAAGAAATCGCCTAAGCGTGTCCAACCGTTACGGAAGTCAAACGGACGTGACCCACGCCAGCTTGGGAAGCTGCTTCGCACACCGTCGCGCAACGTAATCTGGCTCTTGGAATACATCACCGGCATAGGCTCGGCCAGCATTTCCTCTTGAGTGCGCCGATACCTCATTGCACCAACCCCAGCGCTCGATCAATCGCGGCCTGCGAGACGAGAAGTCTACCAAACAGAGGATACAACCTGCGAAGCGCCTGAGTCATGCTGTCCACCTGATCATCGTGCGCTGCTGCCGGGAAGCTCGTAATCTCGGATATGAAGGGAACGATCCACGGGGCTATAGCCGCATCGGGTATCCAAACATTCAGCGCCTCCCAATAGCTTGTCACAGCGTGTGCGCGGGCCAGCTTTGACCCGTCAGGCTCTATCGGGATGATTCCCGGCACGTGGGCCTTGAGGGTGTCGATTACCGCCGGACCGTTCGCCTTATCCTCAATCAGCACCTCGCAGGATTTCGGCCAGCGGTTCTGAAGCTCTATCACCGCTGCCACAGTCGCCGTAAAGCTCATCCGTTTACGCATCTGATCAAGTAGATAGGTATTCGCCCCGGCGCGTCCCCACACCTGCCCCACAACAAAGTCTGTGCCGTCTGTATCCTTGAATGTACAATCCCAAGACGTGATGACCTTATCCCACTTCTTCGGAAGGTCTTTAGGCAGGTAGTATTGAATCCCTGATTCCTTGAATACGTTTCCGCCCAAGGCGCGTGGGCTCTGCTGATACAGCGCGGCCCACCAGTAGTCAGAGAGCAACCCTTTGGTTTCCTGTAGCTTTTCAAGGCTGTGGAGTTCCGGCACTAACGCCCCCGCCGGTAGAGAAGAATTGTACCCAACCTCATCTGGTAGGTTAATGGCGGGGAATCGAAGATGCGTCAGGCGCGGGTTGCCGCGATACATCTCCAAAATGCGCCCCGGCAAGTCGTCCATCGCCCAGGACGTGGCCATAACAATCTGCCCGGAGTTCTGACTGAGCCGAGTAGAGAAGACGGCCTGGTACCAGTTCCATTGCGATTCTTTTACTGTCTCGCTAAGGGCTTCGCTCTCGCCTTTCGTTGGATCATCAACTATACCCACGTCTACCGGACGGCCAGTCAGTCCAGCGCCTACTCCCACCCCCACATAGCTTCCAGTCCCGCCCGGCGACGTGAACTCTCCCATACGATCAAGCGCAAATTTGCGCTTCTCAATAGCTAAAGGGAATAGCCTTTGATGCTCGGGCGATGCCAGATTGATGCGAACGCTTTGCGCCATTGTGTTGGCAAGAGAATCGGCATAGCTGGCCGCACCGATGCGCCACTGGGGGAACCGAGAGAGTAAATAAGCTGGTAGCTTGCGCGATACGATCTCGCTGTTATGTGTCGGCGTCATCGAACGTCCGGCGAGGAACAGATGCGATGGAGAATCAACTTGGATGCAAACTGTATCGCGCACACCCGCTGATGTCACCGTGATGTATGTTCCCGGATGCTTGTGCCCACTACGACACTTGATTGCTTTTCTCGGCATACGAGCGGCGGAGTCCAGATAGAAAGACACGCGGTACTTAGCCCCGCAATCCTTCCCGTACAGGCGAGCGCGAGACGTTGCCATATTCGCTTTTGCCCCAAGCGATCTAACCAACTCTTGCACCCCAAGCGCGAGACTCAAGTTGGTAGAGCAAAACTCAACCTGTCCCTTTGGTCCAACATATCCGTCTGTGTCCATAAGCCCCTGAAGCAAACTCAATCTTTGGGTTTTAGATGCCCGCAGATACTCCCCAGGAATGTGCTTGTTTCTCAGAAGATTCATGCGCTTCAGAATTGGGGTGACAGCAAATATCCCAAACGTGTTGTGTGTTTTCCTGTTGGCAGTCCGGTATCCAAGACGTTCAATCTCTCCCCGTGTCCAAGGAGTGTCGTCATCGCTTGCCGTGATCGTGGCGTGAGCGGATGTCCCATCGCCAAGCCATACCCCCAGCACATAGGGGTCAATCGGCAACACTGCAAGAGGGCATTCAATCGGCCCCGCATGTTTGATTAGAGGGTTGCGTTTAGATGTGCGGTTAGCAAGATACTGAGTCGAGCGAAGAGTAAGGGCCTTCTGTTTGCGGCACAATCTCACCTCCCATTCGTGGGCAGCATCCGCGATAATCTCATCTCCATCATCTGTCGTGACTGAGAACGTGGGGCGGTCATGCCAAACAGGACTCTTCCCGGTCACGCGGCAAACCGATCCGTTCTCATCGAAGACCTCATCCCCGATGACCAGATGTCCAATCTTTTCCCAGCCAGCCGGAGTGGGAATTGGGGTATCAATGGCCAGGGCTTTCCCATGCTGCGGTGGAGCCTGCAATACGAGAATGGGCCGCTTCCCTCCTTGCACTTCTTCAATGAACTTGTCGAGCGCCATACAAACCGCATCTGAGAAGGCTGAGTGCCGATAGGACGGAAAGGTGTATTGAATGTAGTCGGCTATCGACCGGCGAGCCTTGCGACGCGCTAGAAGTTCACCAGCGGCCTCGGATGGAGTAATCACCTGTTCCCGGTAATCAGCGCGGCCAACTGATCGTCCGTAAAGTCAATCGGCGTTAGATTGGCAATCGGTATCGCGCCACCCTCTGGCCCGGAGATCGGCTGCGTGATCTTGCCCTCTACCCTGTCCGCAACCTCTGCCGCTGCCTGTACCTTGCCCTTCACGGCCTCACGCACCAGCGACATAGCGATTACCTGTGCGTATGTGGTGGATTCGTCTAGCTTTAATTGCCGCGCCATATCGGGAGGGATGGGCTTATCAAGCAGGGCGGCGTATGCGTCTGTGAGGGGCTTGCGCTTGGGACGGCCTGACATATTGCCTGATTCCCCAGGTTTCCACTTCCGCGCCTCCATCTCAGGCGTCAGCTTTGGTACGTAAGGCGTGTTTCCTTGCGTGTTTGCAGCCACGTCCTGTTCGCTATCCGGCACTCAGCACCGCCTTCTTGCCTATTCTACCGTAAGTTGGAGCGGGTGGGTCAGATTCGTCTGCCGACTGGTGAGGGGTACTCACCGCGTCCATTTTCACCCGCTTAGGGTAAGGCTTTCTCAACTTCTCTATCTTCTCACGCATTGCAGCGTCTAAGGGCATCAAATAGCGATATTTCGACGATCCTTTAACTGTTTGCACATCTGGGTGATGTTCCATCCCTTTGAAACTGTTGCGGAATGACCGTCCCTGCCATCTCTTACCTTTGTATATGTACTCGTCAGATACCGCGCTTCGACCACAAAATACCCAGTTCCCCCCCTGATAGATTGCTCCAACGTGTCCCTGCGAGGGGTCGGCGAAGGAAACCACAAGACGTATGCCGGGAAACGCTATGTGGAGCATCCTGAGCGCAATGGCCACCATTCTAGTGACGCTTGCGGTGTGCTTTCGCAATGCCACTCTAACAAGCTCGCATCCCTGTTCGGAGCGCAACCCGTAGGCCTTGACTAAATCCGCTGTCGCTCCCACGCCGAAGATGATAGCTCCGATAAACGTCCCGTCTTCCCACACCCCGATCTTGGCGAGCTTGCTTTTTGGAATCACCTTACTATAGTGCCAGTGCTCCACCGCGAACTTTGCCGCCTCATGACTACACCAATCGAGATACAGCCCTTTACTTGGGATGGAATTTGAGGCCACAGCCGGGACACTCCACTTCTGCCTTTTGGTCTAGTTTCCCCTGCTCATCAATCGAGGCAGGGTCAAACTGCGGATTCTCGAAAAGGCTTGTCAGCTCATCCGCTGTCCAGAACGGGGCCAAATCTACTCCATCCTCCACCAGACCTTTGAGCGTCTCCGTATCCCAATCAAGCGATACCTGCCCCGAACGGTTATCCGCAATAGCAAGCTGCCGC